TCCGTCTTAGCTCTGCCTTTATACGGCATAACAAGAAGTCTCCAACCCGTAGGCTGTGGTAATCTATCTTTTAAGGGAATGTCTGGTTCTTTTTCAGGGACTTTATAAAAGTCAGGAAGTAATAATTTGCTCGGCATCTTCTACGTTATTCTCCAGCAGGGACTTAATTTCTTCTTTAGCAAGTGAGAGTCCCCGTGCCTCTCCCACTAAATGTTGATACTGATTCCAATCTTTTATGTTTCCTAATACTAGATCTTGTGCAATATCTTTTTCTCTCTCATCAAATTTATTATATAAATATCTCGCGAAGTCAACAACATCCATACATCTACCCCTTAATTTTTTTCAAAATGAGGTCCGTCTATAAATGGGCGACGACCCTGAGAGCGACGTAAGTCTATATACGCATTCATTGCTTCTTCGGCTGTGCCCTCCCAATCACGAAGGTCATCTATTTGCCATGCGGCTCCCCACCTAATTTTTAAATCTGTTCTCACTGCTGCTTCTTTCATTGCATCCGCTATGTCATCATAGACCTGAATTTCCCAACATGGCGATCCGTCTTGGTAAGCCATTAAATCGACAGCATGACCCATACCGTCATCTTGCAAAAGATGTTTTGAGTTCATCGTCTGAGATCTGCCGGACTTGAAAAGCCTCTCCTGTTCTTCAATATTACGGACCCCATAAATCACTCCGAAGTCGATTTTCGTCAGTTCAATCGCCTTTTTTACTGTTTCCACCAGTTGATCGTCTACGCCCACCAGTTTCTGAAGGCTTCTCTGAGATAGTTTGAACGGCATCTTTTTTCTCCTCTTTCTTGTGGACGAAGTCAATCCACTCTTTGTTCATGTCGTAGAAGTATTGACAATACTTACACCGCATACTTCCTTCGACGCTCTCCATGTCGTGCCCACATACATCGCACTTGATGGAATCTATTTCTTTTTCCTCATGTTAAACAGCTTTGAAGCCGACCGTGTCGCAAAGCTCGCACTTACGATAGCTCCTAACGCTATTTGGTACCACTGGGGCATACCCGCAAGAGCCTCAAACCCATCGGATACAATACCTCTGCCCCACGACCCACAAAAGCTTAGCACAAGAGGAATACTAAAAAGCAGGGTCAACCATTCGTCCTTCCATGAGGACTGCGATGCTCGCATCGCTGCAAGATCCCAATCAATCTCTCCAGTAGCCTCCTTCATACGAATAGTGGCTTCTGCCTTTTGTATAGCTGTCTTGCCCTCTAGATATGATGACGCGAGGCTACCAATAGAACCTATTAGTGTTTGTATCATTTCTTTTTGGGTCTTCCCCGTTTAGCAGGCTTTTTTTCATTACAGCCACAAGTATCACACCATTTACTTAAAATGGCACATACGAGCTTTTGAAACTCTTTAATCATTTCTTTTTACCTCTCTTGCCTTTTCTAAGTCCTTTAAAATCGGCTCCCGTTATTTTATTTCGTGGAGGAGCCACTCTTGCGATCTTCATTTGTTTAGGCGTTAGCTTTTTTCTTGCCATGTTTTTTCCTTAAACTTTGTTTCGCTTGCTTTGCTACGTTAACAACTTGTGTTTTACCCATTACTTTCGCTCTTTGTTCCATAACTGTCAAGATTTGAATTTTTCGAGCATACGGCTTATTAATCTTCTTAACCTTCGCAGCAGTTCTCTTGGCATCTGCCACAGTGGCAAATCGAATAGGGACTGTATCCTTGGGATTTTCATCCGTATATAATCTTCTATCTGAGCCTTTTGGCTTTTTACCTGTTCCTACTTTTGGATCTTTTCTTTTTGTCATAGTCCTTAAACTTTTTGTTTTTCAACAGAGTTCCCAGTGATTTAGCTTGTTTTGCGTGTAGCTTAGACGCTTTTTTAAGACCCTTGACTACTTTTTTTACTCTTTTAACGTGCATGCTCTTCTCCTTTATCTTTTCTTCTAGCAAGCTGATTAAACCCAATGAAACTGCCGATCACACCCATATTTGATAATACCCAAATTTCCGCGATTCCGGAGAGATGTGAAATTCTATCAATAGGAACAAGTGGTGTCATGAGTACGACAATGAACAGTGTTACAGTTATGGCAGAAAACCATACAAGATAGCGTTGTTGATCCTCCTTCTTGTCTCTGTTCTCCAAAAGAACCATGCGTTCTCGCATAGCCATTTCTTGATCTGATACTACACCGTCACCGTTAGCATCAGCTTTCTCCCAAACAGATCCTTTTTCTAGTTTTTTCTGTGCCATCCTCACCTCTTAAAACTATCATTGAGAGAATCTACCACGCTGTCAATGTTTGGCGGGTCACCCCCCGGATCATATTTACAACTATATTCCACGGGGCATTGTCCCTCTACAACCAGAGTATAAGTGTCATTTGCTCCTTTGTATAGACAAACTTGTTGTCCATTCTTTGCTATTCTTCTTTTATAACGTCTGCAAGTAATGTACTTTGGGTCTTCTCGTATACCCAAACGCTTCTCTTGCTCCCACGTCCAGTCGCTAAACTTCTTCAAAAAGCATGTGTAGCAGTTTTTAATATTCTCCGATTGTGCTAAATATATCACATAACCGTCAGTGCAAAGCCACTCAAAAGTTTTTTGACCACCCTCCTTACGGACGCATTTATCCCTAGTCTGATACCCACCACCCTCTGTCGAGTCCCATGAGGGAGTAAACGAAAAGACCAAGAACAGCCAGACCAATAGTGAGCACCACAATAAGTACCACAATGCCAATAACTTTCTCTCTGAATATCTTTTTGTCATATATCTCTTGTTGTCTACGTTTCCGTATCTGACCTTCCATCCTCAGTAATTCATCCCATGCAGCCGTTCCGTGCGTAAATTTTATAAACTGCTGTAGCTCGTATCGCTGTTCTTCCAGTCGTTTTTTAGCCGTAAAGGCTTCTATCGCCTCTTGTTCAATAGTTCCACCACTAAACACCTTACGAAACATAGTCGGATTCTTTGCAGACTTGTGTGCTGCATCCACATCACTAACCGCCCCCATCCATCTGGAGAGGTCTTGACTCATACTTTCAAGATCACGGCCCGCCTGAAACGCCCGCTTAATACCATTAAAAGCGGTGCTTGCCGTGGCAACGGCAGCCGAGATCGTAACGGGATCGAACATTTTAGCCTCTACGTTGTGCCGACTGTCTTTGTACGTCTATACGTTCTCTATTTACTTCGTTTCGGTTTTCAGCGACTTCTTCTTGCAATTCTAATCTTGCGGAGTCGGTGGCAGCTTTCTGTTGCAGTTTCATCTGCTCAAGCTGTATCTTTGCCTGGTCTAATGCAGCATCACTCTTCGCCTGCTGTTCGCGGATAGCCAGTTCTTGCATTCGTATTTTCACGAGTGGATCTTCCTGCACCTGCTGTGGTGGAGCGACGGCAGCCATGACTTCTTTCATTAGCTGTACTTCTATCTGAGCAACCCTCTCCTCAATGGAAGCAGGATCGCTAAGTTCTCCTTGTAGTTCATTCATAAATGCTTGTCCAGTAATAGGATCAATCTCTCCATCTTGGACTCCCTCTTGTAGTCCTTGTGATGCCTCATTTACCTCTTGTTCGACTTGTGCTCTCGCTTTGTACGCTATGTGTTCTTGTAAGTGAGCATAAAATGTGCCCATAACGGAGGGTGACGTGGCAACGAGTGGAGTCTGCATGAATGCAGTATGAACCGCTATGTGGGCATCATGACTTTGCTCTGGAAATACTTGTAGTAACTGACCGCTAAGTGCTCTGGCGTTCTCTATCGCAGGATCTGTTGGCTGTGGCTGTTGCGGAGGAGGCAGTATCTCATCTATGTTCTGCACCTCTAGAGCTTGATACATTCGCTTGTACGCTGCGTTCAAGTCGTGCATCTGAGGGTTTGATTGAGCCAGTTGTAGCTGTGTCTGAGCTAATGTGACCCTCTGAGCCATAGAAAAGATGTTTGGGTCACTGACGGGCAAAATATCGACCCTAGCGTCGAAGTCTGTTGCCTTTACTTGCTGTTGTGCCCCTGCAACCTCATACGGATACAAGGGAGGGAGGTTCTCCGCAAAGATGGTAGAAAGCAGTCTGAGTTCCGTTTTCTGTGCATAATGAAGCCTTTTATGAATTGCTGACATGACCTTCATACCACGTTCTAACAGAGCCACAGTCGTGCCTACAGGGGCGTTCTTTTGCCCTCCTTCACCTATCTTAGCATCCGCAATAGACACAAAACGTCTACCGCTCTCTACAAGAGAGCCTAGAAGACTTGCAAGCGTACCAGAGGGTTCCTTGTACGGAAGAGGTATAATAGCATCACGAATGTTACCACCAGGGGCATCTATATCCCTAAACTCGCCCGGCTGTAATGGTTCATCGTCGTTTCGTACTCTCACACCCCGTGCTTTGAAGCCTGCGGGTAGATTAGCCAGTGTTCCTGCATCAATGAGTTGTCTAAGGATACTAGTGGCTGCTCGACCTAATCCACCCAACATATGTATAAGTCCAGAGCCATAGAACCCCAGACCAGGTAAAAACTTATAATGAACGAAAAACTGCTTCTTTCTCTTCAGTGGATCATTCTCAGCGTAGTTACGACGTATCGCCAGTATCTCTCCGCTATCCTTATGAAGCGTCACAATGTACGGTAATTTGATTCCAGTAGGCTCTCCATCGGGTGCTCGATCCTCAAAACCCTCAATATCAAGATCAGCATGAAATTCTAGTATTGTATGTGTGTCCTCAGAATAATTTTTAGACAACCCCTCAATCTCGTTTACTTTTTCCTTTACAACGTCGGGTTCTTCATCACCAGACGTTAGCTCTACGTCCATGTAGATCCCGCCCACCTGCATTTTCCGCAGTTCGTTTTCATTCATGCGTAGGACATGAGTTACTCTTGGTGCTGTTTGTACGTCGCTCGCTGAATAGGGCACCACTAAATCTTGGGCGGGAATAAATTTAGATATCGCTCGTTGCCTTGTTGGGTCAAAATATACCTTCTTAAAGGTAGAACCAGACAAGGGCAGATAGAACAACATCTGATCGGTATCGGGATCAAACTCCTCCATGACCTCCGTAATCTGATAGTTCATAAATTCTTTTATTCGGGCAGCTTGTGCCTCTCTTTCGGGTGTCTCTGCACCTATAATTTGTGTACGAACAGGCCCACCCGCAGGTAAAAGTTCCTTGTATGACTGTGATTGAAA